ACGAGATTTATAACCTTGCTGCTCAATCACACGTTGGAACGAGCTTCAAGCAACCTAGTCTAACTTGGGATGTTACTGCTGGTGGAGTGTTGAATATCTTAGAGGCAATAAGATACTCTGGTAGAAAAGATGATATTAAGTTTTATCAAGCTAGTTCTAGCGAAATGTTTGGCAAGAATTACAATTTGCGAGAAGGTTTTGCGGAGATGATAAAATACCAAGATGAAAAGACGCCATTCATGCCGCAGAGTCCATATGCTATCGCAAAACTAGCGGCTCATCACCTTGTGCGTAATTATCGAGACAGTTATGGGATTTTTGCTTGTAGTGGCATTTTGTTCAACCATGAAAGCGAAAGGCGGGGCGAAAAGTTTGTGACCCGAAAAATCACCAAGTGGATTGGGGAATTTGTAGCTTCTGGTATGGACAAAGAGTTTCCTGCGCTGCGATTGGGTAATCTAGATGCAAAACGAGACTGGGGCCATGCAGAGGACTATGTGCGAGGCATGTGGGAAATGGTACAGCACGAAACGCCAAACGATTATGTGGTGGCTACGGGAGAGACTCATTCGGTTAGAGAGTTTCTAGATATTGCCTTCAAACATATAGGAATTGATGATTGGGACGATTTTGTGGTAATTGACCCAGAGTTTTACCGTCCCGCAGAAGTGGACTACTTATTGGGAATACCAGCAAAAGCAAAGCGTGTGCTAGGCTGGGAGCCTGAGATTTCATTTAAGCAATTAGCAGAAAGAATGGTGGATAGCGATGTCGAAGCGGAGAGACTACAACGATCCGATTTACAAAGAGTTTAGGCTAAAAGTCCTTAAAAGAGACAAATATACTTGCCAAATGTGTAAAAAGAAGGGGAAACGAGCCAGATTGAATGTTCATCACATAATGAAGTGGTCATCAGCGTCTTCCTTGAGGTATGATGTTGATAATGGCATAACACTTTGTAGCGCGTGCCACAAATCCATAACAGGCAAGGAGTCGCACTACGCCTCCTATTTCACGCAGTTAATTAACAAGAAGAGGTAAACATGTTTGAGAAATTTAAAAACGAAGATACAGATCCAGAAGTTCCTGCCGCTCCAGAGCCAGAGGTTAAAGAGTTTGCACAAGAGGTTTTTGTAGAAGTTGCTAAGGCCGCTCCTAGTGTGGATGACGAATCTTTTGTAGCACAGGTGATACAAAATCCTGATAGCCCTGCGGAGCTTGAAAATTGTGATGCAAAAACATTCAACGCTGTATACATACAATTGGACAAGGCCGGACTTCACAACGCAGTTACTTGGAATGAAAATAGTAAAGTTTTAAAATATAAGTAATGATACCGCAGTACAAAGTAATAAAAGACACAAGAGAACAGGACGGATGGTTCTTCTCTCCGTATGATAAGTGCGCTGGCATGGAAGTCGGAACTCTTAACACCGGAGACTATACCCTTCAAGATTTTGAAGACGTTGTATGCATAGAAAGAAAAGGCTGCACCTCCGAAATTGCGATGAATCTTGGCAGAAAGAAGAAACCTTTTCAAGCCGAGATGGAGCGTATGAAGGACTATCCGTTCTCTTTTATTATTTGCGAGTTCTCAATGGACGATCTTTTGAAGTATCCAGAAAATTCAAAAGTGCCTATGAGAATGAGGCCCAAGGTAAAAGTAACTGGAAAGTATTTATTAAAGTGTGTTGTAGAGTTCCAGATATGGTATGACACAAAGATATTATTCTGTGGAAATAAACAGAACGCTTTTGTAGTGTGCAACAGTATATTCAAAAGGCTTAACGAATTATTTCATAAGGAAAAAGATGTCAAACGTTAGAGATAGTATTGGTGAAATACATAACTACGGAATTGATGTTAAAAATAGGGAGATTTACTTACATTCAGCCAAAGACAATGGCGAAGATGATCCCGGTGTAGATTACCGGATGGCTATAAACTTTGTAAAGAATATAAGACATTTGGATTCTCTAAGCGATAATGAAATAAGAATAAATATGCAAAGTATTGGAGGCGGCTGGCAAGCTGGCATGGCTATATACGATGCAATACAGTCTTGTAAGTCATATGTTACTATTGTGGCTTATGGGCAAGCTGAGTCAATGAGTGGCATAATACTACAGGCGGCTGACAATAGATTAATGTCGTCACACTCGCATTTTATGGCACACTTTGGCTCTACAGATTGTAGTGGAGATTATTTAAGCGCTCAAAAGTGGGCAGAGTTAGATAAACAAAATTTAGATATAATGTTAGACATATTTGCTACAAAATGTCAAAAGACTGGTAAGTACTTTAAAGAAAGAAAATACAATGTGTCAAAAACTAAGGCATATATAAAAAGGAAAATGAAAGATGGAGATTGGTATCTTACTGCAAGCGAAGCGGTACAATTTGGATTTGCTGATGGGATAGGTGATGGTAAATAATCAACAAAAATTACAAGACGCTTGGCTAGGCATAGAAGTAGATGAAAGCTCTTTATTTAATCCTATGGATTTTATTATGGAGGGCGCAGACAAGGATCAGCTAATTGAAAGAATAGCTTGGTTAATGATGCGTCCTGAATATTTCTCTTTCGCTTCTAAGTATGTGTTAAATATTGATTTAGCCCCTATGCAGTCATTATTATTGTATGAGATGTGGAATAGAAAGTTTCCAATGCTCATAGGCACTAGAGGTATGGGTAAATCTTTTATACTTTCTGTATATCCGCTTCTTCGCGCTTTATTTATGCCTAGAAGAAAAATCATTGTTGTTGGCGCTGCTTTTCGTCAATCCAAAGTTTTATTTGAATATATGGATACCATATGGAAGAATGCGCCCGTTTTAAGGGATCTGTGCGGCGCGAACAGCGGTCCTAGAAGAGATGTTGATAGATGTGTCATGCATATCAACCAAAGCACTATAACGTGCTTACCGCTTGGTGATGGAAGTAAGATCAGGGGTCAACGTGCCAACGATATTATTGCTGACGAGTTTGCATCTATACCTAGAGACATATTTGAAAATGTTGTGGCAGGTTTTGCTGCTGTTGCTGCATCCCCCATAGAAAAGGTAAAAGAAAGAGCAAAGAAGAAGAAAGCGCAAGAATTAGGCATATCTCTAGAAACAGACATAAATGCCCCACAAGACAAATCAAACCAAATCATATTATCTGGTACAGCCTATTATGACTTTAATCATTTTGCTGATTATTGGAAAAGATACAGAGCTATAGTAAGCAGTGGCGGTCAAGAGTCTAAACTTAAAGAAGTGTTTAATGGGGAGGTTCCTCAAGACTTTGACTGGAGAGAATACTCTGTTATGAGGATACCTGTAGATAAGCTTCCTGATGGATTTATGGATGCTGGTCAGGTAGGCAGAGCAAAAGCGACGATACACTCTGGTATATACAATATGGAGTACGGAGCCTGCTTTACTACAGATAGCCAAGGGTTCTTTAAAAGAAGTCTTATAGAATCTTGTTGTACGTCTCCTACAAAACCTATAAGCTTTCCTTCTGGTGAAGTTTCTTTTGAGACTATGTTAAAAGGTAATCCTAAGAAAAAATATGTATTTGGGGTTGACCCCGCTTCTGAGGTTGATAATTTTAGTATAGTTGTTATGGAGATGAATGAAGACCACAGAAGAATTGTACATTGTTGGACCACAAATAGAAAGCAACATAAAGACAAACTTAAATCAAAAATTGTAGATGAAGATGACTTCTACTCTTACTGCGCTAAAAAGATACGCGACCTTATGAAAGTGTTTCCTTGCGCTGAGATAGCACTAGACGCTCAAGGTGGTGGTATAGCCGTTATGGAGGCTTTGCAGGACAGAGACAAGATCAGAGAGGGTGAGGTTGCCATATATCCTACCATAGAAGAGAAAGAAAAAGATACAGACCATAAAGCAGGATTGCATATTCTAAAACTTTGTCAATTTGCTAAAGCTACTTGGCTAGCAGAAGCAAATCATGGACTTAGAAAAGACTTTGAAGACAGAATTGTTTTATTTCCATTTTTTGACTCTGTTAGCATTGGTCTTTCTATTGAAGACGATAAAATTGCAAATAGGAAGTATGATACTCTTGAAGATTGTGTTATGGAAATAGAAGAGCTTAAAGATGAGTTGTCTATGATAGTAATGACTCAAACATCCACAGGTAGAGAAAAGTGGGACACTCCTGAAGTTAAAGTTGCAGCAGGAAAAAAGAGCAGACTAAGAAAGGACAGGTATTCATCTTTAATTATGGCTAACATGTCAGCACGATCTTTATCTATAGAAAAAGACGTTATAGAGTACGGGGCTATTGGTGGCTTTGCTCAACAGGACAACTCTGCAAAGTATGACAATGAAAAAATGTACTATGGTCCATCTTGGTTTTCAGATAAAGTGCAAGATATATACTAATTTGTGTATAATGTAATATCAATCATATTAACAATACCATTATCTGGAGATCAATAGAAATGGCAAACGAAGACCCGCTTTATCGTACTTGGGATAGTGACTCACAAAGACAACAAGCCTATGCCCAGACTTCAGATAATGTAGAAGCCTATGATGGTGTTCAAAAGGCTTTAGCTTATGGCAGAAGAACTAGCTATATTGATATAGAGCCAAACCGCTCGGTTAGAACGTCTTTTCTTAGATCTGACTATGACAACTTTCGTCCCGGAGAGTCTGTATCTAATCGTCAAAAAAGAATAATCAAGCAATGTATGCAAGCCTACGATAAAGTTGGCATTATTAGGAATGTGATTGACCTAATGAGTGATTTTGCTTCTCAAGGGCTTGTTTTAGTTCATCCAAATAAGACTATTGAAAAGTTTTATAGAAAGTGGTGGCAAGAAGTTGGTGGCGTAGATAGATCTGAAAGATTCTTGAACTATCTCTACAGAACCGGCAATGTCGTAGTACGCAGGCGCACCGCTAAGATAAACAAGCAGCAAGAGAAGAATCTCAGAAATTCTTTAGCGGCAGATATGAAGATTGAGCCATTAAAGTTTCTTAAAAGAGAGATACCTTGGTCTTACGATTTCCTAAACCCTCTAGCTATTGATATTAAAAATAATGGGTCTTACATAGTAGGCAAACCAGAATTTTTGTTAAATATATCTAAAAATAGTTATGAACAACTAGTCAAGACTGACAATAGTCCAAACACTATATTTAAAACTTTACCCTTGGATATACAAAAGAGATTGCAGGCTGGGGACAGAAAAATACCCTTAGATCCCGATAATGTTCAAATGTACTACTATAAGAAGGACGATTGGCTACTTTGGGCGAATCCAATGATCTACGCTATTCTTGACGACATCATTATGCTAGAAAAGATGAAGCTTGCAGATATTGCCGCTCTCGATGGCGCTATATCAAATGTTAGATTGTGGACAGTTGGTGATTTGGATCATAAGATCATTCCAACTAAAGCTGCTATCAATAAGCTGAGAGATATCCTCGCCAGTAATGTTGGCGGCGGTACTATGGACTTGGTATGGGGGCCAGAGCTTAAATTTACAGAAAGTCAATCACAAGTTTACAAGTTTTTAGGGGGTGATAAATATCAGCCTGTTTTAACAAGTATTTATGCTGGGCTTGGTATTCCTCCCACCTTGACTGGTGCTAGTAGTAGCGGTGGATACACTAATAACTATGTTTCTCTAAAGACTTTAATAGAAAGACTAGAGTATGGAAGAGAGGTGCTTTCTCAATTTTGGAGGCATGAAATCAAGATGGTACAAAAGGCTATGGGTTTCAGACTTCCTGCTGAAATACATTTTGATTCTATTGTACTTTCCGACGAAGCTGCTCAGAAAAAACTGCTTATGGATCTTGCAGATAGAGACATTATATCACAAGAGACGCTTCTTGAGAGATTTAGAGAAATACCTAGCATTGAAAGAGTTAGAGTGAGAAGAGAAGAAAGAGAAAGAACAAATGATGTCGCTGCTCCGAAAAAGGCTAGTCCGTATCATAATCCGCAGCACAAGCAGGACGTTGCTAAAATCGCCATGACAAAAGATGTTTTGGACAATGATGAGTATTTGGAAAGCTTGGGTTTGCCTCCTAGTTCTATGGAGGAGCCTGTAAAAGAAGAGGTTAAAAAACTTCCTCTTGATAATGAAAACACAGAGCCTGTAAACGAAAATGGTAGACCAAAATTTTCTAAAGATACCCAAAAGCGAAAAGAGAAAAGGGTATTGCCAAGAAGTTCTGATGCTACGGCTAATACCCTGTGGGCTATGGAGGCTCAAGCAAAGATATCTGAAATAGTATCTCCTGTAGCTTTAGCGCATTTTGATAAAAAGAATGTCAGAAGTCTAAATAAAGCTGAAGTTGACCAACTAGAACATCTAAAGCTTTGTATACTAACAGGAATGCGGCCTTTCATGGAAATTAATGAAGCCGTAGTAAAACAGCTAATAGACAATAAAAGCAAGCCCTCTCAGGCATTTCATGATTTGGCTCAGGCTAAAAAACAAGACTTTATAAAGAGTAATAAAAGAGATCCCAACACTTCTGAAATGAGATTTATATACTCTGCTACATTCGGTGAAATGTCCAATTTTTAGCAATAAGTTCTATTATTGAAAAAATTTGTGTATAAGTTTTCGGAGGTATTTTTATGGAAATTTACAAAGCAGAAATAGAAGATGGTCTAGGCGACCTGTTATCATCTACAAATAGCGTAGCTTATTGTGGTGTTGCTAAGTGCTTTACACCATCTACAGAAGAGCAAGAATCTATGAAGATTATAGCTTCTGAGGCTTCTGAAAATAAAGATCAAATAGATTTGTTTTATTTGGAATCCGTGTTGGTTAGCACCGGCTGGAATAAAAACGATGATGTATTTGATCCAAAAGAAACATTTGCGGCTAGAACAACCCCAGAAGACAAGCCTTTCAATTTCATGCATAATGAAAAAGATATTATAGGCCATATAACTGGTAATCGTGTTGTTGACTTTCAGGGCAACGCAATAGCCGAAGAAACAGAAAATCCTCCTACGGAATTTAATATATTGACTACCGCCGTCATTTATAAAGAGTGGAGCGATGTAGATCAAAGACAAAGAATACAAAAAATACTAGCAGAAATCGAAGAAGGCGAATGGTTCGTTTCTATGGAATGTCTATTTCCCAATTTTGATTACGCTTTAGTAGATAAGGATGGCGGCACTAGGGTTGTACCCAGAGAAGAAAGTTCCGCTTTTCTTACTAAACACCTAAGATCTTATGGTGGAAGTGGAAAGTACGAAGACTACAGAGTTGGCAGACTTCTGAGAAACTTATCGTTCTCTGGTAAAGGCTTAGTTTCAAAACCTGCTAATCCTCGTAGTGTAATATTGGAAGGAAATAGATTTTTCGATGAATCTGAGGCACAAATTTTAACTATATCTTCAATTAAGGAGAACGATATGTCAGATCTAGACAAGCAAATTGACGATTTGCGCTCTGAATTAGCAGAAGCTAAAGCTGCTAATGAGGTTCTAAAAGAGAAAGTAGTCGCAGAGCAACAAGCAGAATTTGAGTCAAAGATTCAAACGCTTGAAGCTACTATTGCAGAACAGGCTGAAGCCTTGGAAGCAAAAGAAGCTGTTGTTGCAGAGCAAGCTGAAGCTATCGCAAAAGCTGGCGACGACATGAAAGAGAAAATGGAAGAGCTTCGCGAAATGCAAAAGAAAGAAGCTATGGATAAGCGTAAGGCTCAACTTGAAGACCTTGGTCTTGAGACAGAAGCAATCGAATCCACTTTGGCTAATTTTGAAAATGCTGAAGAAGAAGTCTTCGATAAGGTTTTAACAGCTTTGGCAGCTGTGCCAAGACGTGAAGCCGAAGAAGACAAAAAAGAAGACAAAAAAGAAGAAGAAAAGGCCGTTGTTAAAGAGAAAGAAGCAAAAGCTGAAGAGGAGCTTGATTCCGCTGAAGCTGGCGAAGAAGCTCTTGAGCAAGTAGAACCGGTAGAGGAAGTTGCTATCGCGGAACTAGACGAACAAGAAGACCCAGCAGAATCTCTTCGCAGCGTAGCGAGTGAGTGGCTTGGTTCTGTTTTACAAACTTTGCCCAAACAAAAATAAGTAATTTTATAAAGGAGATTCATAATGGCTCTTAAAACTGACAGAAGTACGCTTCAAACTGACATTTCATTCTTTATGAATGAAGCTGCTACTCGCGGCGGTGTTGTTGCTCTTAGTACTGGTGGCTCTGGTGCTGCTATGGACCAAGGCGCAGCGCTTGTCACATATGCGGCAACAGCATCAGGTAAAATTCCTATGGGACTTTTGCTGAACGATATGGTCAACATTGACCTTACTCGCCAGCACCT